CATTGCCAGATACGGCAACACTGTTGAAGTTCAGGACACGATCCAAACTTTAACTCTGTCTCAGGACAAGGCAGTCTCGCTGTCTGTCGATAAGGGCAACAATACCCAGCAGATGCTGATCAAGAACGCCGGAGTAGTAATGGCGCGTGAATTAAGGGAACAGTTCGTCCCGATGTTCGACAAATACGCTTTGGCTAGATGGTCTGGCCAGCTGGCAAGCACGACCACAGCTCCCTGGTACAATAAGATCCAGGTGAAAAAGGACGGCTCAAGTGCCTTGACCAAATCCAACATCGTCGAAAAGATCTTTGATGGCGTTACCGCTATCAGAAACGCTGAAACGGATGTCAATGACGCTTACTGCTATATTGGTGAAACTCTGTTCGCACAGCTGCTTCAGTCTACCGAATTCCTTGATGTCGATAAGCTGGCTGAAAGAAATCTGGAAAACGGTGTCATGGGCAAGGTCCGTGGTGTTAAGATCGTTCCCGTACCGGATTCCTATCTGCTGAAAACGACCTATGATGCAAGCAGCAACGTGACAGCTCTTAACAACCCGAACCTGACTGAAGATGTCAACTTCATGGTCGTCAAGAAGTCCGTAGTTCTGACTCCTACGAAGATCAAGGACGCCAAAGTCCATCAGGATCCTCCGGGGATCTCCGGCGCTTTGCTGGAAGTCAGATGGCTGTACGATGCGTTTGTTCTCAATACGAAAGCAAAAGGCATCTACGTTTCATTAAAGAAAGCGGCTTAGTTAATTTGAGGGAGACTTCGGTCTCCCTTTCTTAAAGGGGGTAATATGACCTTAAACGAAATGTATCAGAAAACAAAAGCATGGATGTTCGAGAAAAATACGTCAAGGATCTATGACCCTTACATCGTTGAAATCACGAACAAGGTTCTTGCCGAACTGTACGAAGAAAACAATATGATGCGGATGTTCAAGGGGAAGGCTCCCTTTCAGGACGGCATAAAAAACCATCTTGTGGAAGATCTCAACAGCGAGATCGACTACGAAGATGAGTACCAGTATGAAGTGATTCCAAAGGGAATCGATGCAAACTTTTTAATGGATGACGATATGTCAAAAATGTCCATATACCAGACCGAATACAACAACGCAAGGGTCAAGTGCCAGGTTATGGTACCCCAGTCGACATTAGAGGAGTATTACTGATGCCTTACCAGCAGATGCCACAGTTCAAGTCTGTTCCGGATAAGATGCTGGAGATACCTCAGCCGGGGATGGGCGGGCTTAACCTGAGAGACCTTGAGTTTGAACAGGACGTCAGCCAGTCTCCGTATATGTTGAACATGATGTACCGGAGCGGCGCTTTTTCCAAGAGATACGGGCAGGAACTGATGAGGAAAGCACCTGTCAGCAGCGTATCTGATCCAGCGACATTCGGCAGCAGCATCAATGCGATGACGTATTTCAACGGTTATATCTTCGTTCATGCCACAAGCAACACGACAGACGGGGTGATCTTCAGGTACCGTTCTGGCGAAGATCCGGTAAACGTGAACGGTACAGGAGTCAACCTTCCGCCGACCGACAAGGGGCAGTTCATCGCGTTTGCCCAGAAGCTGTACTATTTCATCAGGGGAACAGGAGATTATTCAGGAAGGTCTGGCATATACGAATATCAGAATGACACGAACCTCAATGATTACAGGTTTTCCTTGATAAAGACCTATGTTCCCACCACGAAGTTCAACTGCCGTCCCGGTCAGGACACGACAAATGACCCGACATACTTTGATCAATGGGAAGCGCCAAACATCATAGGCGGTTTCGTGAAGCATATATATAACGGCACAGGATCAGCGACAAAATATTACATCTACGACGAACCAGAGGAAATGATCGACTGGGATTCATATAACAATCCAGTATATTCCATTACAGTAGATGGCACGGATGTACCGCACGATAGCACATCGACCGGGACAACCGTTGCTGCAGGAAAATACAGAATACTTCAGCCGTCTGAAGCTCCTTTCAACGGAAACAAGGCTATTGTATTCGGCACTGCTCCGCCGGACGGAGATATGAATGTCGAAGTAACTTGGATCATCAAACCGTCCATAAACGCAACACAGAGAAACGACATATACAGATGCAAGTTCCATGAAAGCTACGGCGGGACTAACAACTCGTGCCTGTTTGTCGGTGGGTGCGGGAACTCGAAATACTACTACTCGAACCCTTATGACATTTCCTATTTCCCTGTTACGAATGACGTGACGATAGGCAACACTACGGAAGATATCTCCGGTTTCGGTCGGCAGTACAATTCATTGATCGTATTCAAGCCGCACGAGACCCATATGGTGTATTCCTACATGATGAACTCGTCCAATACGAACATCGAAGAAAACTATGGCCTTGAGGGTTTCAAGTCGCAGATAGTCAACTCGAAAATGGGGTGCGACTGTCCATATTCCATCCAGCTGATAAACAACCTTTTGACATGGTTCAGTACCAGGGACGGGGTGTGTACGCTGGTGAGCACGAACATCCAGGACGAGAGAAACATAAGGGTCATCTCCAGGAATGTCGAGAAGACAAACAATTTCGGCATAAAGGGGATACTCGATTACAACGAACAGAAACTGAAGATACAGAGTGCGGATTATGACAGCAAGTATTTTCTTGTCTTCCCTGAAAGCGGGATGGCATATGTATGGGACTATGAGATATCCCCGTACAAATGCACGTCAAACGGGGAGACTCCGCCGGAAAAGCTGGCATGGTTCCTGTTTGATCATTTCTATGTGAACGAGCTTTTGAGGGTAGAGAATGACCTTATCTTCTCCGGAAACTATGAGTATACGAATACTCAAGTTACGCCCTCAAAAACTACCAACACGAAGAATATGCTCATAAAGTTGAATATGAGCTTCAGCGACATTGACTATAAAGCTGACGGATACAACGACGCGATAGAAGCATATTACATGACGCCATTCATCCAGTTTGGCGCTGTCGAAAGCCTGAAGAATGTCAGGAATATCTATGTCCAGACAAGAGGTGACACGGCATCAAAGATGGATATGTGGTACTACGATGAAGAGACTGGGCTTGGTTCTGGCGAAAAAGAACCGGAATCGATTATCATAGGTGGCCGCTTATGGCAACATTTCCTTTGGACCAATTTCACATGGTACATCATCGGGTGGGCATCTGCGTTCAGGAGAAAGTGCAACCTGAAGAAAGTGCAGATGGCGTCGTTCTATTTCGAGAACAAGGAAATAGACAGGGATATGTCCATCACCCACATAGGACTGCAATACCAGCTGGTCAAGTATGTAAGATAGGAGGGAAACATGGCGGATAAGTTTACATTTTCAACATATACCGAAGACAAAGCGACGGGTACCGAAATCGTGTTCACGTCAGCAAATGATTACAATGACCCCGGGAGCGAAACCGAAACAAGGAGACAGCTGTCTACCCCTCTTTACCAAATCAGAAAGTTTATCAACACTGTCCTGTTTGATAATGCGGCAACGCCAAAGATCAGGGCGGGAAATCTTCCTGTTGCAACCACATCAGCAAACGGAGCGATGTCCAGTTCTGACAAGACCAAATTAGACGAAGCCACATCTGAGCCGACAGCAAGCAAGATTGCAATGTATGACGAAAACAAAAAGCTTTACAGCGGCGGAACCGGCTCAACTGACGAGGTAGCAACCAAGGGATACGTCAGCAGCGCTGTTTCAAATGTGACGCTTGAAAGTCTGCTGGAAAGCGCAAAGGGTTCGCTTTCCGCAAGCGATGAAGGAAAAGTGATTATCGTAAGATTGGACGGGAACGGAGATCCATATTTTGAGTTAGATCATGTATATTATCCAAACGACACTCCTCTTGGGGGTAACTCATGAGACAGGGCGATACAATAACTCTGCTGCTTGATTTTGAACTGAATGGGACGCCATTAAGCGAGGTGACGAATATTCAGGAAATCGAGCTTCAGATCAATAAAGAGGGGAACAACAAGGCGATAAAGAAGCTGCTGAGCAATGGAGGCATAACCTATGAGACAGGGTTGTCATTGAGCGACGGCACTACTTTCACAGGATATGTCGTCCGCCTTTCCCAGAGCGAGACTTTCAGTTTGGGTGCTTCTTTGAACTGTCAGCTGCGCGTAAAAAAAGACAACGAGGTAGGTTCGAGTTCGCAGACGATGATCAATTCTGACGCGGTACTCTCGACACAGGTGTTATGAACATCAATTATGCCGTCAAGATCACCGGGAATGTTTCAACAAACTCTTCCATTGGTCTTTCCGGCAGCCTAAACACAAATTACAGCACCCTGACAGGAAGCCTTGTAGCATCTACGGTAAGCCGTGGCATGGATCCGTATGAGGGTCCGTATACCGTTCTTCCGTCTCTTGAAGAACAGATTTTAAGTACAAATGATAAACGGATGACCGGGAATGTGGTCATTCAGAAAATACCAGGAACCATCGACAACAACTATGGCAAGATCACATGGGATGGCTCGAAGATAACAGTAAGTTAAAGGAGAAGCATGGCACAATCAGTAAAAATCAATGGAGTAACGTACTCTAATGTTCCATCAGTAGAAATACCTCTTGCGTCTGACACGTCACAGACAGCTGAGTTTTTCGATATTTCAGATACGACATTGACCGGAGCAGGCCAGTTGTTAAGCGGATATGCAGCATATACATCATCCGGCTCAAAAGTATCGGGAAGCATCGCAACAAAGACGTCAAGCGACATGACCGTAAGTGGCGCAACGGTAACTGCTCCAGCGGGATATTATGCAAGTTCCTCATCGGCTTCCGTTGCAAACGGATCTGCAACTGCTCCGTCAACCATTTCAGGAACGTCGGCTACAATTACAACAGGAACGAATACCATTACCCTGACTAAATCAGTATCAGTGACGCCCACTGTTTCAGCCGGATATGTATCATCTGGAACATCGGGAAACTCATCGGTATCATTGACGGCAAGTGTAACGACAAAGGGAGCAACGACCTATACACCTACGACCAGTAATCAGACGATTGCAAGCGGAACATACCTGACAGGCGCACAGACGATTTCCGGAGATGCCAACCTTGTTGCAGGGAACATAAAATCCGGTGTCAGTATCTTCGGTGTGTCAGGCAACCTTTCACTTATTTCGGTGGTGCAGGATCAGACAACCAAAGTATTGACAATCAGCTAGGGGGTGAAACATGGCACAAAACATAACCTTGTTAAATGCCGACTACCCTGATGTTCCTGCAGTCGAACTGCCCAAGACAGGCGGCGGGACGGCTTTATTCTACGACACGACCATTGCCTCTGGTGGTGCTGCGTCGGGAGATATCCTTGACGGCAAGATGGGATATGTGAACGGAACCCTTGTAACAGGATCAGCTTCATTGGCAACGGCAACGGTAAGCGGCACAACACTTATACTTACGAACGGGTTCCCTGTGATTCCTGTCGTTATTATTGAATAGGAGAGATTATGCCAAAAATA